AAACTTACCAGCTCTGTCTACACGGATGGCAAACATGAACACAAAGTCGAAATCCTCGGAGATGGCCAGCAGTGGGTTGCATATCACGTCCACCCCGACACTGGAAAGCCTTATCAGTGGTTTGATGGACTGTCCGATGCTGGAATCTCAGGTGTTGAGCACGCTACGTTGCCGTGTCTCACCCGAAGCGACGCTCAACGCGTTATTGACGCATTCGAAGTACTTGCGGCCTCGCGGGTTGAGTCTGGCCTTTGGCGAGCCGTTACGCGCACGCGAGATGCCGCGCCGGCAACCGCGCCATCTGATAGCGATCCCTTTGCCGATCAGCCAGTTGGCAAGACTGAATCAGAAGTAGCGGGCCTGCTCCAGCGGCATCCGAACAACGAAGCGGATTACGATCACTGGTTCGCGGTTCTGTGCGGCGTGCATCATGAACTGGGCGACGCGGGGCGCGAGCTCGCGCACGAGTGGAGTTCGTCTTCCAGCAAGCACGCGGAGGAGAAGTTCGACACGACCTGGAACAGCCTGGGGCGGTACACGGGCCGGCAGATCACGCTGCGTACGTTGCTAAAAAACAACGTACGCGATCTGGAGCCCGCTCTGCCCACCGGTGCCACCGAATCCGATCCGTTCCCGTTCTACCCCGGTGATGCTTACGCACTCGGGTTTGAGAACGTTACTGAGATGGTGGAGGACCTGCTACCGGATCAGGGTACGGGAATGGTGTACGGCGCTTCACAGAGTGGCAAAACGTTCTGGGCTATGGATATCGCCTTCCACGTGCACAACGGCGAGAAATGGCGCGGCAAGGATGTGAAGCAGGGCCCGGTGTTCTACATTGCCGCCGAAGCGGGGCGCGGCATCCGTAAGAGGATTGCAGCTTACAAGGCAGTCAACCCTGATTCCGTCGCGCCGTTCTTTGCCGACACCGCCCCGGATCTGCTGGACCTGACCTGGGTCAAGCGAATCCGGGATTCCATCGTGTTGCGCGGCGGCGCGAGCCTGGTCGTGATCGATACCATGTCGGCCAGCTTCACCGGCGACGACAGCAGCCAGCAGGAAACGGCTGTCATGGTGCAGAACTGTTCGAACCTCGCCAAGAGTCTGGAATGCCTTGTGCTGTTCGTCCATCACTCGAAGAAGGACGGGGCTAGCTGGCGCGGTTCTGGCGTGCTGTACAACGATAACGATGTGGTGATCGAGATATCCGCTGACGGGGAAGACGCGGCGCGTACGCACTGTGCCCACGTCGTCAAGCAGCGCGACGACGAAGCAGGCCAGAAGTTCGGATTCAAACTGGTCAAGTCAGGCACGCTGGGCAAGAAGCCGAACGGCAAGCCGATCACCTCATGCACGCTTGAGCAAACGGACGACAAGCCGGCGGCCAAGGTGAAGAAGGCAGGACAGACATTCGAGAGTGACGACCGCTACGGCAAGCAGCGCCACTATCTGGATATTCTCGCCGGATTGGCGGGTTTAGGGAACGACAAGGTAGAGGTTGGCGTCTGGCTTAACGCTATCCAGAACGATCCTCTTGTAAACGAAACGAAAGAACCGGACTACCCTCGCGCAGACAGTCTTGTGCGGAGTTTCCACCGATTAGCGAAGCAGGGTAAAATAAGCATAGAAGGCCGCTACGTAAGGCTTCTAGCCTGATTTCCCACCGGTCCCACCGATGTCTCCACCGATACACCGATTAGCTCCACCGATCCACCGATCCACCGGTCTTTCTATAGACCGGTGGAATCGGTGTTTGGTGGGTCGGTGTTACTGAAAGGAAAATGAAATGATTATCAAACTGTCTTCCCGTTACGGCGATAGGTACGTGAACTCCGCGACGATCACGTGGTTCAAGCCCAGCCAAGAGGGAACGATCTTATTTTTCGGAAACACCGAAGAAAACTATGTTGAAGTATCCGACAGCCCGGAAGTCGTAGCAAAGAAGTTGAAAGCCCTGTTGGCAGGAGGCCAGAAGTGACCAAAAACGATTCAGTACTCTGCGCCTGCTGTGGCCGGGAATTCACAATGCCCCTGGTCGACATGGTGCGCCGGCAACATCGGTGGTGCGGTTTGTGTATCGGAATTGCGGATGAGAAGCTACAGGAAGCTGCACAGCGGGCTGCAGAGCGCAGCCCGGTACCTGAGGGTCAGTGAAGAGGCGCGTAGCCCAGCATGAGGCCGGGATTCACGTGGAGGAAGTGATCCCGGTTTGCGAAGCCGCCAAGGATAGCCAGGTGATCGGCCATCGCTTCGAGCGTTGGGTTGCCCGTCGAACGGATGTAGCCAAGCGGTTCCTCGCCGGGCGCAAGGATGACGTAGGTGATGTCGGTTTTCACTTTTCTTTCCTTCGGGCAAGGTAGTCGCAACGCGCCTTAGCGATCGACAATCCGTCTTCGTCAAGCGCATACGCGCTGTCGGATTCGGAATGGGTTATTCCGGCTGTGAAAACGATGTACATGCTTCGGCGTTTGTCCCTGAAGACCCAATGCCGGCCGTTTTCGTAAGCGATGTCGGCTTCAGTCATTGCAGGCACACTCGCGAGTAGTCAACCGTGCGACGGATGACCCAGTGACGCTTGGCCTCAGGCATCCACGGATCGATGCAGCACATTTCCATGTAGGCGCTCGCCAGCATGACAAGTACGGTATGCAGTTTCACGATCACTCTCCTCTCGTTGAGATTCCAGTATAGCAATTGCCGAAAGAATAGCAACGTCGAACGGGAGAAAAATTCCAATTCACCAATGGCGAATCCCTTTCGTAGACGCGATTGTCTATTTGGGAATTGGTGTCTACGCATTATGGTCGTGCGCACGAGTGTGTAAAGACTTAAGTTAGTAAGCACTCACATCGGCAAAGTGAGGTGCGATGCGTGCCTCGAAAACATCGATCAGAACCTTACAGCGGTTGTAAGGAACCAAATGTTGCTATTTTATATTATGTAAAGCGAGTAAGATTTGTAATGCCTTAATAATCAAGCACTTAGCAGCAAACTGTAAACTGCGCCCCGTGGAACACATTACAAAGCGGTTTGTTTAGTACGGTTTGGGGCTCCTGAGCAGCGATTTGGGGCTCAGATACGAATGATTCTTACTCTGGGAACCATCCCGGCCCGCCGGACGGGGTGATAAATTTTGTACCCCCGCTTCCCAATCCGCGAATCGGAAAAACATCCACGCGTATAATCGGCAGAAAATTCCAGTTCAGGAACCGCCATGACGAAACAGCCCTTCACCCACAAGCCGAATTCGCCCAGGAATCCGAAACCTGCGAAGCGCGAACAGCACGGCGAGAAGATCCAGCATCAACGCACACTGGCTGGGCGGAAAACGAAATGAGCGACGTTCTTAAATTCCAGCGCAACGGCACGCCCGCCGTGCTCGCGGCCAATCTTGAGGATCAGGCCGACCAGATCGATTTCATGCTCGTCGTGTGCGTCATGAAAGACGGAGAGATAAAGCACCACTGGTCGCAAATTGCGAACAGCCTGACCGCGCTCGGAGCCGCCGAGACGCTGAAGCAGGCGATGCTTGAGGCATGTGACGAATGAGTTTCAACGCAGCAGCAACCCTCCGCGTCATATCGGAAGACCGGGCACTGGCAAGCGCCATGGTGTTCCCGCATCGGCACCCGCAGGCCTCACCGCCCTTCCACGTTGAGATCATGGACCTGTGGCGGGCGAACGATGAGTTCGTGCTGATCGAGGCGTTCCGGGAGGGCGCGAAGTCCACCCTGTCGGAAGAGTTCCTGTTGCTCGAGGCGTGCTTCGGGAACTTCGGCTACTGCATCATCTTTGGCGAGACGTACACGAAAGCCTGCCAGCGGCTGGAGGCAATCAAGTTCGAAGCGCTGAAAAACATGAAACTGGCCGCCCTGTTCGGCAAGCTGCGCGTGGCTGGCAACGTCTGGAACGAGAACCAGATCGAGCTCATGAACGGCGTCATGATAGAGGCGCACGGATGGGAAGAGGAAATCCGGGGCTTCAAGTGGCACGACCTGAGACCCGATCGCGCCTACCTGGACGACATCGAGAACAAGGAGCGGGTCAAGGATAGCGCGGCGGTCAAGAAGAACATCAACAAGCTGTACCTGGAGTTGATGCCGGCCATGGACAAGGAGAAGGGGAAGATCCGGGTAACCGGGACGCCTCTGGCCGAAGATTGCATGGTGAGTCGGCTGCGCGCGAACGTGGACTGGACGTCAAGGAAGTATCCGATCTGCAACGGGGATATCGATGATCCGGCGACCGTGGCCACGTGGCCGGAGCGCTACCCGATGGAGTGGATCAGGAAGAAAAGGGATCAGGCGGAGCGCGCGGGGGAGTTGCGCGGGTTCCTGCAGGAGTACATGCTGATGGCCATCGGCACGCAGGACAAGCCGTTCATTGAGGAGCATATCCATGAAATCGCTCTTGATCCTGCTCCGTGGCTTCCGAAAACTCTGGTGGTTGATCCTGCCCGCACTGCTAACGTGGGCAGTTCTGACCGGACGGGCCGAGTGGTTCTTTCTCGGCTCGCCACCCGCATCTACGTGCACGCCAGTTCAGGCGAGTACTGGAAGCCCGACCAGATCATTGCAGATTCCTTTTCCACAAGTGCCCGTTTCGACGGCGCTACTGTGGCGATAGAGAAGAATTCGCTGGACGAGTGGCTGCTGCAACCGATGCGCGCGGAGATGCTTAGAAGGGGCGAGAGCCTGCCGTTGAAGG